AGATACCCTTCGTTTCTGCAATGTCTGCCTCTGCATCTAGCTCTTGTAGCTTGAGACTAGACCGCATCTGCATTAACTCGCCCTGAAGCCGCATTTCATCCAGCTTCTGCTTGTGTTCCTGCCCTGCTCTGAAATAAGCCAGTACCTCTGGCAAGAACGATGATCCGAACCCTAACAGGCTACCTAGTAGTGTCATCATCTTTCACCTCATTTTTCATGCCTAATATGTTAAGTTTTCTTGCCTTCGTTGCTCATCCAAACTCCGAACGCACCTGTCATTGCACCCATTACAACGCTTACAAAAGCTGACTGTGGTGCTGTTGGGTCTTCCAAGCTCATAAACCACTCTGCACAACGCCAGCTCATCAGCGTCATTATAGCCATCATCAGACGAGGTATTATCTTCCATTCTGACCAATCCTTAACTTGCATCCCACTCTCCATTACGCATCATCTCAGCCAAGTGTACAGCCCTGTGACCGACTTGCTTACGCCACATGCTGTCCAGCATCTCATCAGCCGCCTTGTCATAATCTCCGGCGTGAATAGCATCCTTGGTTTTACGGAACTTGTCGAAGCGTGGCTGACCCAGATTGAACAGCATAGAAACAATTACAGCCTTGCGCGGTTCGTTTAAGTTTTCCCAGAAGGTGTATTTCTTGGCTGTTTCGATGACCTGATTGATGTCATTCATCAGCAGAAATTCAGCCTCACGCGCCGATATACCGCCGCCTAGACGCTCGTCTATCAATCTACCATAACCGATAGTTAGGTAGCCTTCTGAGTCCTTGTAGGCGTGTTCTACAAAGCCTTCATGCTGTTTGATCAAGTCGATCAGCAGTTGTGTATGATCCAAGGTCAATCTCCTTCTGCATCAATTTACTCACCTCAACGCCCATGTCATACAGAATATGTTGCATGTCGTTGTCACTGGCCTTGCCACGGCCACTCATAAACACCTCAATAGCATCTCCAGTATCAGGATGAAAGCTAACGGTTACTGCTAGACCCATGCCTAGCTCTGTTGTTACGCATGGTCGTCTGTTTGGTATGCTCATCTCGTAGTGTCCTTATTGTTTGATTCCAGCTTTCTATTTCACGCTCTGGAGAAAAAAAGCTAAATGGTTTCGTGTATTTGATTCTGTCTATGGCAGACATGGGCATAAAAAAACACCCTCGCTGTTCAGAAGAAACGAGGGCTAGGATATCATAATCATCTGCACTGGGGAAACGCTTATCTCTACCCTTGCCGACTTGAAACTGCATTGTGTTCTTGCTGTACCTTGTCCGCTTGCTTAACTGGCAAGATCGCACTTGCACCCTGTAGCTTTCCCTGCTCTTAGTGCAAATCAGGTCAAAATCATCCTGCATAACCATCGCACAAGACCAGCCTCTTTGCAGTATTGCGGCAGTGGCTAAGTGTTCGCCTACCAAACCCGACATTGTGTTGGTCAGGTCTGGTACTGCTATAAATAGTTCAAGCGGCGCGTTGTGCAATCTCGTCTAGTCTTTTCTTTACTGTGTTAAGTTCTGACAACATATACATGTCAGCACGTTTGTATTTATTTTCAGCATTGTACACAGTTGAATGATCTCTGCCAAACACTCTACCGATATCTGAGTAATTCGCTCTGGTAAAGCGCAATGCCGCTACCATGGCTAGATGTCTAGCACTAGTAATCTTGTGCTGGCGGCGATTGCTAATAATGTCAATGACAGGAACGCCTTTGATCTCACTGACTATGTTAATGATGTCCTTGACCCTAACGTAATGTACATCTTTACGGTCATAGGCTGTCAAAGTCATTGGCTTCCCGAAAAGCACTTTCACTGCGTTTGATATTCTCGTTAAAACATTCATGATTACAAAATACCTCTTTATTTGCGTTGGCTAGACCGTCAGTCTTCCAACTAAATTCTCTTTTACAATAGTGGCAAGTATCACTCCCACCCCAAGGCTTACGCCCATTAGGTTTAGTTGACTTTACTTTCTTTTTCGCCACGCTCTGCCCTCTTACGTTCAGTGGCTACCGATAAGAGACGTGATGCTAGAATAATTTGTTCATCTGCATCCTGCCAAAACATCATCTGCTCTGGCTCGTCTTCATCAGTAACGACAAGCAACCCAAACTCACGAGGAACAACCAGCTTGACCTTTCGGCTTTTGCTGGCTGTGTCCTGCGATTTAAACAGCCTAGAAAGGAACGTCATCATCTAGGGCTACCTGTTGTTGTGCCTGTGGCTGTGGTCTTGCCGCGCCGTTAGGCTTGGCATCCTTCAACTGCAATGACAGGCTCATAAAGTTAGTGCCTTTTGCAGACGTTTTATTCCACGCAGATATTTTGTACTCCACGCCGTCAATCTCACAGTTACCTGTCATGTCAGGGCGGTTTGGGTTATCCCCCTTGTCGTTCATGAACAGAACGCCACGAAGGTTGTTGTCATAATCAGCCATTAGAAATCTCCTGTTTACGTTGGCTAAATAACGCACGTTGTTCTGGGGTCAGACTCAACGATACGCGATTATAAAGAGCCTTCAGGCTCTCCATATCAGGTGCTAACCTGATTTCTTGTTCAAGAGGTATTGACACCTTCTTAAAATCCTTTGCTGGTAGTGGTGCAGACGGTGCAGGACTGCTTGCAACGGTCTGCGGTAGGTCTTCACCTTGGAACAGGTATGCACCCAGTCCTAGTGCCGCTATCGCCTTTGCCAGACAACGCTGAAGTGATTTGTTCACCTCAAAGCTGTCTGGGTTCTGTATCGGCTTATTAGCGTGGTTCAGCACAGGCATAATCTCTGTGCATGACGAGTCTAGGCTTGGAACGGTTACTGTGACTTGCACATAGCCGTAGCCATTGGGGTCAAGCATGTATGGCAGACCATTAAAGATATGCTTGTGATATGTGGCATCAGGATAGTGGTCTTTAAGGATAGACCAAGCCCATGCCCAGCTAAGATAAGTAAAGCCGTTCTTTTTCTCTGCGTATTTATTTACGTCAACGGCTGATAGTGTATTCCATACAGATTTGTTTACAGATTCCATAATGTCCTCGCTTCATCAATAAACTGGTTGTTCCAATAGAACGGATGGTTAAACTCTGGCTCTACCAGACCAGCAAGCACCTTGGGGTCAGTGCTGATAGCCAGTAGATTTTGCCGGATTAATGCTCTGCGCCGTAAATCATACAGGCAGAACTCAAGATGCTCTGGCGATAGCTTATCGCAATTGTCCTGATCAAAATGCGCTATGTCAGTGTCGCTAATGTACACGATGTTAGGCTTCAAGCCTGTTGCCTTCTGATACACAGCAACTTGACACAAGTGATTATAGTCAGGCTCTTTTGGCATAGCTGGCTTAGACCAACCACGAGTGCCGTCTTTCTTAATCTGACCCTTGCGTGGTGCTTTGGTCTTCATTTCATAGAGATTGCCGTCATGCACTAGGTCAATGTAGCCAGTAAGCGGTATGGACACGTCAGGCAGTTCCAGATGTATCTTCTGCTCTGCCTCTGCGCCCATCATCTCAGAAAAATGCTCACAGCCTAGCCGGACGGCTGGGTCAATGCGTTCACGAAACTCTGCACGTTTCTCAGCGTCTTCATCTGCTGGATGAAAGTCATAGTCCATCAGTGCCTGATCAATAGCATGATACATGTTAAGATTGCCTAGCAGATAAGCCTGTATGCCATTGTGAACGGCAGTACCGTAGGCGGCGTTCTCACCGACTGTAATCGCTCTGCGCTGATCCTTGCTAAGATACACATACTCAAACAACCAGTTAGGCGTAGGTCGTAGTAGCTGTGATGGACTGAAATGATCCAGACCTATCTTTAAAAAGTTATCTTCACTCATAGTTCTTCAGTCTCTAAAATTTCTATATCGCCAACGCTGTAGCCGTTTTGGAACATGTTGGATTGCCTACCTCTGACCCTAGCTTCAGCTAGTTCATTTGCTTCTTTTTCGCAAGCCGCACTGATAAGCATTTCTTTATAAAACTCAACCATCATACAAACCTTATAAGTTGCGCGGTTATAACGTGGTGCTTGTGATCTAGCTGTTTTTCGCAACATAACTACCTCTCTTGAAAAAATCAGGAGCGTACTCATTCCAGATTACATAATCATTGTCGATTTTACTCTGGATTGTCTCAATCTCTCTCAGTTGCTCGATGCCACGCCGGAACGTGCTAGGGTCTTCACTAAACTCAAAAGACCAATCGTGTCTCCGCAATAATTCTCTATATTTATTAATTTCTGTTTCCATTGTGTGAATCTCCTTTGTTATAAATCTGTTTTAACTTATTGTGGTTGACCTAGCAAGTAAAAAATTATATTAGATTTATATTATTAATTTGTAACGTGAGGATAACAAAATGAAATTGGCAGAATGGCTAGTAACGAAGGGCATCAGACAGGCTGATCTGTCGAGAATGTTAGATGTGACACAACCGACAGTGCATAACTGGGTTAATCGTAAAGCACCGCCATCATCAAAGCAGATGATGAAGCTATACCAGATGAGCAAGGGCAAGGTCGGTCTAAAGGATTGGTGCGAAGAATTTGAGGTCAAGTGATGGAAATAAATGTAAAGGATATTGAGGTGGCTGAAGAAAAGGCACAGATATGTTGTCTGCTTAATAGTGTCTGGCATAGCCGACTGCCTAAAATACATTGGTCTAATGTCGTCAGGAATACCCATTATGTTTGTTATGTATTTACTTATGATCAGGCTATAATTGGCACAGGTATATGGTCTTCACCAGTTGCTCAAAATAGATTTAAGAATGGTAAAACTGTTTTAGAGTTGAGGCGACTTGCTCTCTCTAATTTTTGCCCTAAGAACACCGCGACATATACTATATCTCAAATGGTTAAATCTATTCGCAAAAAATTTCCAGATATAAAAAAATTGGTTTCATACCAAGATAATGAGGTTCATTTAGGGACAATCTATAAGGCTTCTAATTGGTATATTCACGGTCAGTCCTCTTTATTTGATTGGAACACTCGCGGTAGGAAGCGCAATGAAGCACAGGCTAAAAGCGTAAAGACAAGGTGGGATTATGATTTATAAGGTGAGTAAATAAATGTTATTACATCAGTTTTTTGGATCAGATGATTACAGCAATCGGACAGCCTTTGTATTTCGAGAGAGTGACGACTTGGTAGTTATGTTTATCAGGGATTCCGCTATTGTTTCAGAGAATTGGGTATCACGTCACTCCGAGCAAGCCGCTAAAGACATGGCAGAGAACTGGGTGCTGGGTGGTGAGGCTGTATAATGGTTTGGTTAGCAGGAGTAGAACACATGACGAATGGTAGGGTAAAGGGCGCAAACTTTGAGCGTGAACTGGCTAGGATGATCCATGAACAGCTAGGCGTTGAGGTCAAGCGAGACTTGGAACAGTACAGGGCTAGTGACCACGGCGACTTGATCGGGCTTGACGGTTGGACAATCGAAGCCAAGCGATATGCAAGAAACGCTGGCGGTTATTACAAGCCGGAGTGGTGGTCACAGGTCACGGCGGCTAGTAATGCCAATGGCACTGAACCTGTGCTGATTTATAAATACGACAGACAGCC